AGCACAGACCGCTCTGAAATGCGAGGAGAACTGAGGGCGCATTCATCCATCATCAATGCCATCCAAAAAGATTCAGCCGTTCAGAGTCGCGACTTGCAATACATTCGAGAAGCAGTAACCGAGATTAAGGAGTCCATGAAAAAACCTTAACTTATGTGGCCTTTCACCTCAAAACCTAAGCGACAACTTCGCTGCCTAAACGGGGCCACGGTTAATTCGCTAGTAGTGCGAGCACTTGAGGGAAAAACGCTATCTAATTTCAGATTCCTCATGCAGAAGGGAGTCATGGCTTGCCCGTCTAAGCCAATGCTGCGTAAGGCTGCTGACCAAGCCTATAGACCTTGGCAAAGTGAATTGTGGGAGTGCGAAGATCAAGCTCGTGCAGTAGTGCATCACGCGCAACTACTCGCCGCCAAGGAAGGTTGTTCTTGGGCTGTTGGAACGCTGCGTGCAAATGCATCTGAAGGCTCAAGCCACGATCTCCATGTGTTCGTTTGGGCTATCCTTGATTTGCCAGAAGGCTTGCAATTTACCTTGTTCGACCCAACTGCCGACGACTGGGCAGATGTGCCTGACCTCTCTGGCGTTGATTACGCACTGACATGAATATGGAACCAAACATGAAGCCTCGCATTGCCCTATTCAATGGCGATGGAGTGGTATCCTGGCTTATCAAAAAGCAGACTCGCTCAAAGTATTCACATGCGGCGATGCTTATTCCAGGCACCACAAATCGCATCATTGAATCGCGCGAGTTCAAGGGCGTCAGACTCCACACTCTGGACGAATCAGATAACCGGCTGATCGACTGGTTTGCCATCCCAAGCATGAGTGATGAGGATTACAATCATGCCATTAGCCTATTCTTGGGCCAGCTTGGAATGCCATACGACTACTGGAGCGTTGCTCGATTCGTCACCAAAAAACCAGCACGAGAGAATGGCAAATGGTTCTGCTCCGAGGCAGTTCACAAGATGCTAGCGGATGCTGGAACTCGTCTCCTTCTTCGCATTCCTTCAGCAGAAGTTTCTCCTGCCCACTTGGGCATTTCACCACTACTTGTTCAAGTTGCCGCACCATGAAATACCTCTCACTTATCCTTGTCGTCTCAACACTGTCTTCCTGCTCGATTACAGACTCATCCAACGTAAAACGCATTGCTGTGGCTGGAGGAGTTGGTTATCTCACTGGAGGTCAAGCTGGCGCTATTTCCGCTGCCACTGCTGAGTTTGGCAGAACCAGCGCAAAATCTCCTCGCAATATTCAACCATGAGTTTATATTTAACCGCTAATGAGTTTATAGGATTCAGTTTTGCAGTGGTATCCATATCAGTCTGGGCGCTAATAGTTTCAGTAAAACCATAAAATATTCCAAATGAAAAAACCAACAAAGCCATCCAAAACAGTCAAGAAAGCCGTCAAAACACAGGGCAAAGACACACTGTCCTTCCTTGGAATCCCATACGGGAAGATCCCCAAAGGAATGAAGAAGTAAACCATCAACACCTATCCTCGCGATATGAAAAACTGGTCCACTGCTGTTCATGAAACCCAAGAGATTCGCCACAAGAAGACTGTGGCTGACTTTGAGAGTGAGCGTAAAAAGCTGCTCAACGTCATTTCAGAAAAGGACAATCAGCTTAATATCGCACTTGGAATCGGTGGCGTTAAGCCTGTTGCATCCAAGATCAATGCGGTCAGCGATTTTGACTCCGAAGCAACTTTTGTAGCCGTCGCATCAGATTGGCATGTCGAAGAGACAGTTGAAGGAAAAACCATCAACAACCTCAACGAGTTCAATCTTGATATTGCTGAACAGCGCATCAATCGCTTTTGGAACTCGATTATTCGCATGGCGAAGATTCAACGCCATGGTGCTAAAATTGATCGCCTTGTATTGATTTTGGGCGGCGATTTAATGACCGGCTACATCCATGAGGAACTGTTGGAGAATAACGCTTTGTCTCCAACGCAGACAGTGTTGTGGCTTCAAGATCAGATCGCCAGTGGGGTTGAATTACTTTCTAAGCACTTTGGAGAAATTGTGATTCCATGTTGCTACGGGAATCACGGACGCAACACTCGCAAGCCACGTCATGCCACAGGCGCTGCCAACAGCTATGAGTGGATGCTTTACAAAACAATGGCGAAGCATCTTGCCGACAAGGCTTCTTGGCACGTTTCTGACGGCTATCATTTGCTTCTGGACCTCTATGGCAAGACGCTCCGCATTCATCACGGAGACGGCTTACAATACCAAGGTGGCGTTGGTGGGTTGACCATCCCAGTTGAGAAGGCTATTTCTTCGTGGAACAAAGGTGTTCCAGCAGACCTAGACATTTTTGGTCATTGGCATCAAAGCCAGCAGAATCCAAAGTGGGTGTGTAACGGGAGCTTGATTGGATTCAATGCTTACTCCATCGCCATCAAGGCACCTTACGAGCCACCATCACAGACTGGCTTTATCTTTGACAAGCGATACGGAAGAACGGTCACGTTCCCAATCTTTGTTGATTAACAACCATACCACAAAACCAAATGAAATGGCAAAAGGCTATCGACAAGATCAACGCTGAAAAGTATTGCATTCCCCATGGTTGGGATACCAAGGAGCATATTGCCGATGAACTTCAATGCTCTCCAGAAAGAGTACATGACATGCTGAAAAGCGGTGTCTCATCTGGAGCATTTGAGTCCCAAGACTTCCCAGTTTGGGATACTAAACGTCGCATGACAACTCGCGTTCGTTGTTATCGACAGAAAGAAGAAACCAATGCTGATTCTTCACTTGAAGATCGAATTAAGGCTTCCCTTGCTCGCAACCCGAATAAAACAAGCTATCAAATCAAAAACAATATTCGTGGGGCCACCATAGCAATGGTTGATAGCATCCGCCAAAAACAGTGAAGGTTACTTCAATAACCGTTAAAAAGCGAAAGCTGGGTCGTCACAAGGCTTTAGGTCTTGCTTACGGCAACGGTAATATTGAGATTGACGAGCGTTTATGCGGACAGCATCATCTCCGCATCCTCATCCATGAATTCCTCCATGAGTGGGAATGGATTCTGCCAGAGGAAGTTGTTGATAAACTCAGCAGTGATCTGGCTAAATTCCTTCACAAGCACAACGCCCGTATGATTGAGGAAGACAAATATCCATGATCCAAGATTTCTCTATCGCGCAAGTTTCCATTCTTGCGATAACCGCCATCTGCCTGCTTGTTTGGGGCATCATTATTGTTAGCTCTCCAAAAGTATGAAACTATCAGAAGCACTCGTTCAAGTAGCACTCAAAGAAGTCGGAGTCACAGAGGTCAATGGCACAAACTGCGGACCTCGCGTTGATGAGTACAAGGCGTCCACTTGGCTTAATCCTAAGGTTGGTTGGCCGTGGTGTGCAGCTTACGTTTGTTGGTGCTTCCGTGAGGCTCTGGCGCTAGCTGGAATCAAGGAAACCAAGACATTTAAGCGTCCAAGGACAGCAGGAGCATGGGACTTCGAGAATTGGAGTCTTGAACAAGACGAATCAACACACACGAAGAAGCCGCATAAAAGTGACATTCAAGCTGGTGACATCGTTATTTTTACATTCAGCCACATTGGAATTGCTCTCTCATCTCCTGACAAAAATGGCAACATCAAAAGTATTGAGGGGAATACAGATGGTGCTGGAAGCCGTGAAGGTGGCGCTGTTCTCAAAAAGACTCGCCATATCTCAAAGATTCGCAGTCGAATCCGCATCATGGTATGACTGACTTTGAAGTCATTAAAAACCAGTTTGAGTCACGCGCTAAGTGCCGTCATGGCAACTCGCCAAAGATCAATCACGACGGCTGCACCTGGATTGAATGCAAGCCAGAAGGCTGCAAGTGCATGACAGCAGATGGAGATGGCATTCCACTTAGCCGTTTTCTAGCCGAGTGGGTAGAGAAGTTTGAGTAAAACCTTGAAGCTTGGTATTTTCATATTTATTGAATATTTATATATGTTTCCAGCGCCTTCGTTTGATTATATCAGTTATTAGCGGTGTAGATACGCCAAAATATGCGGCAAGTTCACGATGAAATATTCCGCCAGCTGCATATCGAGTGCGAATTTCAATGACTTGAGTTGCGGAAAGCTTAGCTCGACCATGCGATTCGCCGCGCCTCAATCGCTCAGGATATTTACGAGAACCATTAGAATCACCTTTAGCGTGGTTGCCTCGATTTTTATTTTCTCTGTCTCTAGCGTTATCGCTGTATGTTCCGAGAAACAAATGATTGGGGTTGCAGCATGTTGGAACATCACACCGATGACAGACTAAAATTCTACCATTGCTTACGTCGTTTGGTATTTGACCATTCGTGATAATCCATGCAGCACGGTGCGACAGAGCGACTTCACCATTGAGCGAAAATTGTCCATAACCACCGTTTACTTTACCAGCGGTCCAAAGCCAACAGGCATCATTACCTCCAGATTTATCAACTTTTGACCAAAATTTTTGCTCTTGTTCCGGTGTGAACTTGATTTCTTTCTGTGCGCGTGGCACCATTGCATTAGCGATTTGCATAATAGTAGTATGTGAGTTCGTTAGAGCCGTTGCGGAGACTGAAACTCCGCGATGGCTCGACATTATTGCAAATCATTCTATAATTGTCAACTCAAAGAGAATTGGATGATCATCACTCCAAACCGTCATATTTTCCGAGGTACTTACTTTTGTAAGTTGGAGTCATCTTTGCTGACATACATACGCCATTCGTTCCCTTAAAAAACTGAACCTCGTAGCTAGAGCATAACCCATGCTCCAAATTTCGCCTGATCAAAGGAGCGGCAAACTCTGGCTCAAATACAGTCGCTTGCAACATCGTCAGCGCATCCTCAATAGTCTCAACTTCATGGTTTATCATATTTCAGATATGACATCGTAAATTGACTTATCGCAAGTCACTTCTGCAACCTCTGCCCAAAGACCGGCCTTGGCTTTCTAAAGACCACCTGCTTCACCTCAATCTTTGGTTGAGGTATATCATGATGAACCCTGCGAGTTGCGTTCCAAGCATGGAATTGGCTGGATGTCATCACATCTTTGCTGCATAGACAACAACCTTGCCACAGAGATCGCCCGTTTTTATAACAAGTTTGGCAGATGTTCATAGATCATATAGTCTTGAAACTTACCAGTTCTGAACTACCCATTCAACAGATATGAAGCAGAAGCCCCAAAAATCTCGCGTCGTCCAACTAACGCGAGGACCAATCGAGACATACGGCATCAAGTTTGATCATCAATTTGGCAATCAACTGGATGTCGAGTTGATCTTCCTCAAGTGTCCAACGGGTTCGTTATTCGGTTGGAAGGGCGATAAAAACCCACAAGGAAAGCCTGCGTGGATTCATTTTGTAAACGCAGTGAACCTCATCTGGAACTACCCAGGAAGTAGGACTCCGTTCATGTGGCATCCTTGGGCGATCAAGATGGCAAAGGCCGCATTTGAAAACAAGCGTCTCGCGATCTCATCTGGTGGTTCTGGCGGCAAGACTGGTTTGTTCGCCGTTTACTGTCTCGTTTGGTGGTTGGCAAATCCATACAAGAACGTCGTTCTCGTCAACACTACGACTATTAAGGACTCGATGGGACGTATTTGGGGCCAGATCACTCGTTACTTCAATGGCATGGCTGGAGCACCTCCTGGCAAGCTGGTAGAATCCTCGCACTGTATCAAGTCGATGGATCTGAACACTGGCGTTGTAATGGATGAGTACGGCATCCGCTTGTTTCCAGGTGAGCAAAGCAAAGCCGCTGAATCCTCACGCGCCATTCGAGGTCAGAAGCATGGCCCTGGCGGTAAGCTCATTGTTGTTCTGGATGAGTGCGCTGAACTTTCGCCATCCATTATCAATACGTTCGAGGAAAACTTGACGCAGAATCCAAATGTCCAGCTTATCGCGCTAGCCAACGCCAATTCGCCATTTGATACCTTTGGGCAGCTTTGTGAGCCTATTCCTGGAGGATGGGACAGCTACAACCCAGATTGGGACGAGTGGAAAGGGAAAGGCGCTCACGTCATCCGAATCAATAACGAGACATCGCCAAACATCATTGAGGGCAAGGTGATCTACCCGTTCTTGATGACTCGCGAGATGTTGGAAGAAAAACGAGAGAAGCTGGGCCAGCATACAAGAGCTTACTGGCGTGGTGTTCTTGGTGCGTTCTTGCTTGATGGAGACGATGACAATATTTATTCGCCCGCTGAAATTATCAAGACGCCCAAGGATTGCGTGTGGCAGGGGATTCCAACAAAGGTATGCGGCATCGACCTTTCATATACCAGTGGTGGCGACAAAACAGTGATGACGATTGGCTCCATTGGCATCTGCACTGATGGCAAGAAACGACTCAAGTTTGAGCGCCATATCCTTCTCAATGACGATGCTAGCAAACGCGACGTTGACCGCACTACGCAGCTTATTGACCAGATTAAAGACATCTGCAAGAAGGATGGAATCGACATCAAGGATGTGGCAATTGATGCGTCTGCTGGTGGTGGCAAGACCTTCGCTGATGCCATGTGGAGCAAGTGGGGTAACACCTTCTTGCGTGTGGACTTCGGTGGCAAGGCTTCAGATCGTCCTGTGTCTGCTGCTGATCGTGAGAAATCAAGTGTAAGGTATGCTAACAGGGTTAGCGAACTTTGGGGGTGTGGCAAAGAACTGATTCGCTGCGATCAACTACGCAACATCACAAAGGAGATGGCTGACGAGATGACGGTTCGTAAGTACAAAGACAATAAGGCGCTTGATGGAGGGTCAAGAATTAAGGTTGAGTCCAAAGTCGATATGAAGCGTAGAACAGGTAAGTCGCCAGACGTTTATGATAGCGCCTGCGTTCTAATTGAACTTTGCCGTGAGAAGCATGGCCTCTCAAGTATTGATAAGCCTGGAAATCACAATCCCGGCAAACCAAATCCATTGCAGAAGAGATTCAAGCAGTTGGCTGGCTTGTGGGCTACTTAGCCGAACGTCCGATGCAGCCAACTTCTTCGCCAAGGCTCAGCCGTCGCTGATCTTTTGGGTATGCCGTTTGAGTCTCAAATGCGCGTAGGCTAGTGCAACTTCATTCTGTTTATGGTTCAGTCTGGCCAGTGTATCGTCCGCAAGTCCGGCTTGCATAGACAGCATTCCTTCGTTGCGGCTCATTTCCGCTAGAGCTTTGAGCGCCCCGGCATACCCAGCCGCAGCAGCGCAACCTGCGGTCGCGGCGGGCATTTGATCGTGTTCTTCGGCGCTCATATTTCGCTCCCTTGGTTGCTGTGCTTATCGGTTCGCCGGACACAGAACACGCGCCCCATGTCTAGCGAATGTTGTCAGGTATTCGGAATAAGTTCTCCTGATGCGGTGGCTGTCTGGTTGGCGCGGCGGCTTTCCATGCGTGCGCACGCCGAGGCGATTGCCATGTAGTCGGCAACATCGTCCAGGTTCATATTTGCCACGGACATGCCGTAAGCCAGTTCTCGGATTTCCTTTAGTTTCTCGTCTGTCATTGGTGTCATTGGTGTCATTGGTGTCATTGGTGTCATTAGTCATTCTCATGGTGGATGGTTAGAAAATCCGTTTCATATTAATATCCAAAAGCCTCAAGCGTGTGCCTGAATGATTGCCTCGATCAATTCTGTTTTGTTGTTCATTTTTTTAATCAAAATCCGTTCACTTTTGGCATCAGCACAACATCTATCTGCTCTTCTCCAATAAGCTGATCAAGAGTTACTTTATACATCCTTGCTATTTTTAATGCGGCATCCACAGTCAGTTCAAAGCAGTCTTTTTCTAGCTGCGAGCACCAACTGGAAGCACGTCCCATGTGCTCATTCACTGCCTGCTGACTCAAGCAGTTGACCTCTCGGAGGATACGATAGCGTTGACCTTGCGTGGTTTTTACTTGTATTGGTTTCATATAGTCATCAATCTTATCACGTTATTTAACGCGATGCAAATTATTTCGTTTTCACTACTTCAACTTTAACGAATGGAAGCATGAGGACGCTGATGGTCTTATTCTTCCCAAGTGCGAATGAATGCGTCACCGCCTTGAATACAGACTTCTTGAGCATCATGACGCCGTGATAGCGAAAGATTGAACCGTTGTGGAGGCGGTAGTAGCGGATCATCATTTATTCAGTTGGGATACATGGCTTTTTCCATTGGGCTTTTGGCAATCCTGATGGCCTTCGACCTTTGCAGGCAATCAGTTCAGCATAAAGAGCCTCGCTGATTTCTATTCCGATAAGGCGCTGCATCCAGCCCTTTGTTTGGCGTATTCTCAGTGTTGCTAGCTGGCGTGAATTAGGCGATCCACAGTTAAAAAGGGCTTCAATGGTTTTCTTGGTCAGGATCATAACAGGATTGGCTTCAGTATCACTTGGGAATTCTCTCTCAGGCACAACCCCTCCCACCTCCCCATGCACAAGGCAATGGTTAGGTATGGGAGGGCAACCCGGCAGTCTTGTTTTGATTCGCACCGCCAACTCTGATGATTACTCATTTTGAGCTAGACCCCCACGAAATCCCCCGTTTTGGCGCTACGGGGAGCACATGACGTTCTCACGGCCTGCATGTCGAGCGTTTCATTCCTCTCGGTTTGAGTAGCCTCTTTTGCTGAGTAGGCTAAAAATCAGAACATGAAAAAGCCCGAATACCGGGGTGCAGGCGGAAATTCGGGCTTTTGCTTCGGATTACCGTGGATTGCTCCAGTTGCACCCGAAGCCAGCTTTTTCAAGCTGTGATAACCATAATCCCACTTGCATCATTCCGTCAAGCGGATATGGTAAAAAATATGGCTTCAGACGTTTATCTATTCCGAAAAGACCGCCGCTGGCAGAAATTCTCCAAAATTGATGAGATTGTTCTAACTGGTGATTCTGAGCCAGACATGAACGTCTGGTCTAGCGAGTATCGAGATCTGTTTGATACTTCAACATCTCTTTATTCAGCGCCAGGTAGTTTGACGGTTACTCCCCCACCTCAAGGCGGTGGATCTACAACAATAACAACGGTTAATTCTGAAAAATTGGACTTTAAGGCTGGTCTGATTCCGGTTGATCCTCTTACGGTACAGACTGTAAGTGGAACTTATTCCGCAACCGCTGGTACGAAGATATTCGGCACGAACGTAAGTGTTATTCCATCATCTGTCACTTCAACCACTAGCGATGAAGTGTCGCACGAAGATCTTCGCCAATCCGTTCTCAAAAAGACTCATTGGAGATTCCGTCAGGCTAATAGCGCCACACCAACATATTTGTATGCTACATGGGCAGATGGCGATCAAATCTCCAATGAACCACCTGAAACGGTCTAATGGCTAGCAATTTTCAACTGTTACCAACTCCGCACGAAGAGGAGTTCATGTTCTCTGTACGAGTGCCGCAGGACTACATTGGTCCTGAATTGGTTTTCCCAGATGGATCAACGCTGATTTCTGCTCAAAGCGCCTCACTTGTTGGTGCGCGTCCAACTTCATTTAATCAGTGCGGGTGGACGGTTGGACGCGAGATGCTTTCAAAGTTTCCATCTTACGGCAACTACGTCTATCTCAAATCTGACAAGCCTGATGCGGACCATGTTACGTTGTTTTTTGGCAGGCCAAGAACTCCAGCGCAACGCAGAGTTCCGTTTAATTTCTACTACGACACAAGGCAATACACTTGGCCTTCTGTGCTTGAAGACTTGTTCGCAGCTAGAGCAGTTGGATTCCCGCAAGTGGTGAACAATGGAGCAAATACAGAGACGGCTGACAGGCTTCTGCCAAGGTATCGTTACCGTCCTGGAATCTCGTATAATATCACTATCTTGGTTGAGCAGTTTTTGTCAGATGTAGCCTATTCAGCCGGTGAATTGACCCACATCCAGCCTGTTCCAACAGATGTTGATGGTAATTACATTGGTTTGAGCATGAAATTTGAGCGTTGCTTGCATCCAACCTGCGTGTTTTTAAAGGTTCAGCCAGAAACGCCAGTTTTAGGTGTCGGCGTATATCCAGCGCCCACAAATCGTAATTCTTTTACGCAGATTTTTCCAGCGACAAATTTCCTAGATTGGGCACCGTTCATAATTGAGGACCGCCAACAGAACACTAACGGTCTTTGGTTGAGGGAGCGGATCACAATCTATCCTCCACCACCCCCAGACGATGTGATCCAATGATTAATACTGGCAACGGAGAATTTGCATCTGAGAACGGCCCATTTGCTCAACGTAATTGGGTATGGGGAATGTCTGGAATTGGCTCGAATGTTAGCCGAGATGGCACCTCTACGGTGATTGCAAATCTGCCAAGGTCGAATGTGCAGATGGAGAGTATCAATAACTCAGGTCCACCATTTGATGCCGGATCAAATATCCAGCTAGCGGGAGCTTTTTCTGGTGGGGTATTTACTGGAACTGTTATTTACATTGGATCGAACCCTCCACCTACGCCGACGAGCAGCACGACGACGACTCAGCCGCCTACCTCGACGACTTCCAGCACAACCTCTTCGACGACCTCTTCGACGACTTCAAGCAGCACGACTTCAAGCAGCACGACTTCAAGCAGCACGACTTCAAGC